CAGACTTGATGCCATGGAATGTGGCATTAACAGAAAATACTTCTAAATGATAGTGCGTGGTTTGCTAGACGTTTACATAGAAGTTTTAGGTCTTATCTAACAGCAAAAGCTTATTCAAATACACTTGGACAGAATGTATGAAACGCCTCTACCCTGAAGCTGACCTTTAGTTACTTTTGAGTTAAAGTCAGCTGCGTCTCATAAGCGGACTATCAAAAAATATTAATTCACTAGAAAAACTGACATTTAACGACGAGTTAAAAGGACGCCACTGTTTGGAGGTTATTTTTTAGCGATTTGTTAAGCTTATTTATCAAAATTACTCTCTCTAAGTTCTTCACAAACACCATCTATGCTTGGAAACATTGAGCCAGCAGTTATGCCCATGAATCTCAGATCACTCATGGCTTCCTCTCTTTCATTGGCTGGTATGTCTATAGCCTGTAGAAATTGACTACCTGTTTCGGATTCTCGATCAAGGACATACGCTTCAATATCATCAATATTTGTTACTGTTGTCACCGCTTGTTGTGGAACAAGTCTAGGATTATTAATTGCAATGAATTCACTAACCGATAAATGAGGAGATGATGGATCTAGGTTATTAATCTGAGGATAACGTTTTTGCCATGCTTTATTGTCGAAAATATAAATTCTAACAAGACCATCACTACTATATTTGATGGGTAAATCTCTAAATGCAAAAAAAGCTGATACATATGGAGAATATGACCAATCTAATAAAGGAGTTGGATATCCATGATGTTGGAGCAAGTTGAAAAAAGCTCCATTTTGCTCTGGGACAGATAAATCAAAATAGTGGGAAGTGATGGCGCTTAGTCTTTTATGTAACTGAGGCACATCATTTTTTGTAAATTGACTTATGCGATAACGTCCTCGTCTATGGAATGATGTTCTTAGTCGCCAAGGCTGTTCTTGCCCTCTAAAAAGATATCTAGATTTTGATATATTAGAAACATGAGATTTGAATTCACTCCATGACATTTGTATTCCATCTATCTTTGACTCCTCTTTTTCACTTGGTTTAGATAATACACTCGACAAAGTGACACCTATGTCTGAAACTGCATAAAGATGTAAATTATTATCTATTATTTCAAGTTTAACTTGAGCTATTTCTGAATGTGAAATATTTTCGTCAAACTGATCTTTAATATCTTCCCATTTGGATTGAAAACCAGTTGTAGGATCAACTGGATTAACATATGCCATAACTTCTTGAGTGGAATTATTGTTTTCTGTGAATATATGAGCAACAGAAGCAGGTATGTTTTTTTCAAAAGGAGTCACATATGCCACACACTCAAAGTGACCGTCTACTTCATCAATATTTACCATTAAATTCCCATCAACACTTCCTTTGTACTTTCCTATCCATTGTCCTTTCATAATTTATACCTTTTTAAGCTGATGTTACCCACGAAAAGTAGACAACATCATACCCTAAACTCATCTTTTTTTATTATCTATATAAGCAACACCTAAATGACCGCTTTGTGGTGTTAAGCGACCAGTTCACCGGCTTGTTATGCCACTTTTCACATAGCGGCAATATGCAACATCCATTGGAGTTCCTCTGGATTCGATGTGATCCAAAATTGGATTTCTCTCGTCTTTTGTAAGAGCCACAGAAGCAATAATCCAAGCATGTCTATCTATCTCGGATAGCTGATCGACCTTAGTGCGCAGTGCCTTTATTCTATGTAAATCCTTTAGTTTGGATGCCAATAAAAGCCGCTCCCTAAGTTCGAATGCTGAAAAGACTCGATCATCTAGATGGTGGCCGTTAGGATAGTCTGGCAATGTAAGGATGTATGCTAGCCACCGTAAAGAGAACCTGTTCTCATTTTGAAGACAGAAACCAGAAGCGATCGCAGATAACTCTAATAACATTTCATTATTAAAAGTCCGACGTACGTAGTAGGCGACCTCTCTAATAAAGGGGAATAACATTCTAAATTTTTCGCGTATTATTGGAGCTAAAGAGCGAATTTTGGCAGAAGTACATTTTTTTAGAACATGCCTGGCTAGGGTATTATTATTAGTTATCACCGCCTGCTCGAATAACAGTCTATAAGCGTTGGCTACTACCTTGAATTCCTCAGTGTCCTTATATTTCTCAAGCGCCGCTTCTGACACTGATTCCCAGTCAATGTCATCATGATCATACGGATTCATTTCACTGATAAGTTCATCGATAAGTTCAGAATACCGCTGTTCGCGAAGGGTATTTATGTGTTCTTCTGCAACAGCATCTTCACTTCCATCCAGGAAATCATGTAACTGGTGCACTTGAGTCAGCTTTGTTTTCGCGCCATTGAACACCAGTCTATGGGTTGAATATAGATATTCGGATAGCTCCTGGTGCTTGTTGAACAATACCCACGGGTCGTTATGAAAAATATAGATATCATCAACCCATCTTATGAAATCTAATCCGTAGCTTGAGATTCGTTGATCGACATCGTTCAAAACGGCTTCGGCAATAATAGTACTGAAAGATGGCCCAACGGGAATTCCTTTGCTAATTTTTGCGTTTAATCCGTGCAGGAAATCGTGTACGTACTTGGCAACTTCAGCTTTTTCTGCAGGCAGACATTCCTCTAGGGCATTCTGTACCCTGTGCAGATATATTTGATTGTAATAATCGGATATGTCTGCCTTCAGAACCCATCCTTGTTGGTATTGTGTCATTAGCTCATTTCTGCGCTGCGCGAATAAACCCCAGTTTTCGGAACCAGGTTTAAAAAAGTGACCATCATGATCTGGTACGACTCTAAATGAAAATACACAACGTCTTTCTTCAGGAAATCGTCCTCTCTCGATTTGTTCGGCAATCGAATAGATTACAGCCGTAATTGCAATACTGTCCAAAGGATGAAGTTCGTGAACTGCACGAAATGTATTATCTGCTTTTGGCGCCATGCCAAGATATGGCGTGCTGGGCGATGTTCCACGACTCACCAAGTTGACAACAGCCTCCTTTATTGCTGCCCAGTTATGTTTAGCAGCTATAAAATCGTGACTGGGAGGAAATACATCCGAACCGCCGAACTTTTCGAGATGGGATATCGCCCACTCTAGATGGTGATCAGAAATCATCGCTAATCCTAATGTCTATCAATGGCACAACGCAAAGTTAAAAGGCCGCCGCTTTTTGGCGGTCATTTTTAAACGCACTGTTATGTTGTTTCTTCTCTAAGCAACTCGACAACATGCTTAAAGTTATTATTTCTAACATCATTTAACAAGTTTAGCTCCTTTAGTCTTACTTCAGTAGCCTTTGACGATGTTTGATACATCATTTTTAAGTGATTAAGAGCTTTAAACATTGTTTCAATATTATGATATTCATTGTCTACATATAAATAACCTGGTCTTCTAATAGATTCGGCACTCATCCACAACGCTAATGCCTTTCGGATGCTATTATTTGGCATTAGTAATGAAGCTGCAAATTTATTTGCTTGCCACTCCAGCCATTCATAAGGTGTTTTTGGAGTTAAGTTAAATCTTAGTATTTGCCTTACTGTGTCGGTAATTTCACTATTGTGTTCTACAATATTATTTTCAACCAAACGAAGCGAGCGATGAAATATTAAGTGGCCAATTTCGTGAGCCAACGTAAACCGCCATCTTGGGTCATTAGGGTCAAGAGAGGCGTCAACAAATACTGAACGCGATTCAATACGAAATTTTCCTAAGATTTTATTTCCTTTTTTGGTGCAACCAAGATCTTGATCAAATATAAATGGAATATTGAACTCTTTAGACATGCTTAATGATATTTCAGCAAGCGGCGTTAACTGAGGTTCTTTTAAAACAGACGGCTTATAATATTCTATTATTTCAATAGCTTTATTTTCAATAAACTCTCTATTGAGTTGAGGTACGCCATTGTCATCTCGCCTTATTTGGCTCGCCTTCATCTTATTGCTTGGCTCCTATAAACATAACGTTTGAGCTAACCAGGAGGCGCGTTTTTTGCACCGATCTGGTTTAGCGATTTGTTAACTGTTTTTACCACAATTCATATTTAAACCATGGTCTATAGTTTTGACGTATTGAGGGTAACCGTAATCTGTTTTGTAGGACACAACCACTCCACCATCGAGCACGTTTACCACAAATGCTGGATGACGATAAACTTGTTGTGGAACGTATGACACAAATGACAATACCCAACCATTCTTGTTGTTTTTGAGCCAGGAGGCTATTTCTTGGTACTCTTTGTCTTTTCCCCAGATTTGTTCACCGCAATAAGTAAACTCATTTGGAATTAAACGAATTTCTATTTCTTGCTGCCTAAATACATAAAGATATGCAGCAGTCGCGAGAACAATTATGCAAAGTACAAAATAGCCAATAATTTTTAGTGCTTTTTTCATTCGTACAGTTAACAGTTGATATACGGACCCTGTTGGTCCGTATATCTAATATCGGTAACATCTAATATTAATATAAAAATGTTTGTTTCCACTAGAGATTACAGAAAACCTGTCTCATTATCAATATGAGCAAATCGTGACAACTCTATTTCAGGCAATAACCCTCAACAATAGGCTGTTTATAATGGCTCAATGTCTACTTTTAAGTCATTATTTTCTAAAGAGAAGAATGTCAGCTATGGGTCGTTTTCTGAAGTCTAACATAATAACTACAAAGATCTGTTTTGGCTAATAAAGGAAGATATATTAGAAATTACTAAATGAACTCCATATGGTGTGAGCTGACCTTCACATACCATACTCATTCAACTTGATACCATGTCTCTAACATTGCTATTTGGTCTATCGTACGCTCATGAACATCATGTATCTCAGCAATTTCAGCGCGCGAACGTTTCCCGAGAAACACTCTGATCTCTCGCACTTTTTTCGCATTAAGCTTTGCATGTGACTTCGGCGCTTTCACTCTATATATGCGTAGCAGCCTATAAAAGCTACAACGAGACACCCCGGCCATTTTGGCCGCTGACTCCCGGTTTAATATAGCTAAATCGAGATACATCATGACCTCACCACGCGACAAACGATATGAACCAGCAACAGGCACCTAACTCTCCCCTCTATACGAAACGAAACTTAATCTTATTACCCGTTACACGCTCACCACGTGCAAGCGCTGCCTCCCCCTCCTCACTTTCAACATCTTTCTTATATTTATCACGCCACTCAATCAACTTGGCCGGATCACGCTCAACCTCGCGCCCTCCGAAAGTGCCCCGAACCAAGTCCATGTCACTTGCAGTCGCTCTTTTTTCAATCACCGCCTCAAGTGCTTCAAGCATTTTTCGAGCATGCGTTCGGCCGTCATAATTAACACCCGCAGTCGGATCCGGGGTGACAATTAAAGCACCGGTTGTAACAACATGCCTGTCTGCACCTTTGGTGACATAAGCTGTCCAGTCATAGCGGCCAGCACTCCAACCTGCAGTGTCAGCTGATACAAGATTAATAGCATGGTCATCGCCACTGGCAACACCATCAAAGCTATAATTTGCAGCCGCATTAAACATCGCATAATGCAGCACCCAGCCATCACTTGCTTTGTAATCTGCGACTACTCGTGTCCAGCTAACACTATCCCCTGAGGTTATTTTTCCCGGTTCATTATTCATTGATCACCACCTTTTCACGAATCCGCCCTTGCGTTTTTTTCGCCTTGGCTTGTTTTGTTTTTGTGTTTGTTTTTGAACTTCTGTTGTTTGTTCTTGCGGAGGATCTGGCGTGCTCTCTACAACCGCCGTATGATCTTTTTCTATATCGTTTGGCTTTTCATTTTCTGGCGCTTGCTCTGCGAACATGTCCATAATCATCGGCTGGACTTTTGCTTCGATTTTTTCCCAGTCACGCTCCTTAAGCATGTGAACCCTGATTGCTGGATGGCAAGCCGCAGCGAAAGCATAAACCGCACAGTCGAGCGCCTCGTTTCGTTTATGTCGGGGTTTTACCCAGCGTTGCTTTGTTGTGTCGTAGCGCTCAGCAGTTAGCTGCTGAAAGAAGTCATCTGTTAAGTCTCCAGGGAACCGGAAGCGATAATCATCAGGCTCAACACCTGCGTCTGCATGTAGCTTTGCAAAAATTGCGCCCTTGGCTGTGTCTGTGCCCACATGCCAAAGGTCAACACCTGCACGAATAACCTGGCCGCGAACATTCACATCTTGTGGTGATGGGCGAGTTGGTATGACAGGACGGTTTTGATATTTTGAACCTTTGAATGCAAGCATGCGCAAGTGCTTTCTAGTGCGCGCATAGTTGTAAGCCATGTGCGTATGATGGCCACCGGTATCAAGCCCCGCTGCCAGCACTTTCATATTGATGCCGTAACGATTTTTAAACGATGGCTCAAGCACGGTTTTGTCGAGCTTGAGCCACTCTTCATCTATGCCCGGATCCGCAGGAATTTCAAACCAGTCAATCACCCAGAAACGACCATTGCGACCATGACCAAGAATTAATACAGCAAAGCGATCATCCTGAACATCGATGCCCGCAGTGAGCATGAGACAACCATCGGGTATTGTGCGGCTTGAATATCCGCCTGCGCGTTCTGCAACTTCTTTCCAGTCAACTTTTCCGTTTTCGTCTTCGTAGGTCTCCGCCATTATGGTGTTGACGTAGGTCTTCCATTTTTCGGGGTTAGCCTTTGCTTTCTTTCTTAGCTCAACAATTTCTTTCCAGGAGTAACCCAAACCAATTGGCGCATAATAGCTCGCCATTTGAAAACCAGGAACATCACTCTCAGGGTTATCAGCAATCCATTCACCGTTTTCAAGCATCCAGGTTTTATGATGCTCTTCGATAAAATGTCCACCGGCTTCACACAAAAACAAACCGTCATCACTCAAGTTTTCATCACGCAGCACTTGCTTGTGATTACAGTGAGGACACGGCACATGATAGTGACGCTGGTCAGATGCTTCGTATTCTTCCTCAATTACACTTTCGCCCTTTACCGTGGGCGACGAAGTAAGCAGCACTTTACGACGCGGAAAGGATGATGTTCGCCTGTCTGCTACATCAACTGGGTGACCTTCACCATCAACATCCGACGGATAACGATCGACTTCATCCAAAAATAAACGGCGCACCGGCATTGATGAGAGTGATGAGGCTGAATTTGATCCTGCGATAACAAGAAAGCCTCCAGGAAATTCTTTCATTGTGGCGGTGTTGCCACTGTCTCGGCTGCGAGATGGTTTTATTTTATCCTGTAAAACAGGAATCAAATTTACCATTGGATTAAATCGCTGACGCGTCCAGCGCTTACCCATTTCAACCGTTGGCTGAACTGTCATCATTGAGCCAGGAGATTGATGTACAGATGCGGCTGTCCAGTTATTACCTGTTTCTGTTTTACCTGTTTGTGTGCCGAAAATCATCACCACACGTTTTGAATGATGATTGTCTGAAAGCACCTGCATCGGTTCACGCAAATACGGCGTGCGTGACGTTCTCCAGGGGCCGTGTTCCGAAGAACTCTCTCGGGGCAATATACGGTACTTATCAGCCCATTCATCAACAGGCAGAACTTCAGGCACCGCCCAACCTTCAGACCAACCTGAAGAGAATGCTTCACGACCATCGCTCACCGCATAAATGTCACGAGCAAGTGCAGCCACTAAAATAAACTCTCTGTTGATTTTGCGAGGTTATTACAAACAATCCTCAACTCATCGGTAATGGCTTCATGAATCTTTGCCGCGTCACCCTCCGCAGCAAGAACTGGAGCCAACCTATCAGCAATAGACATGATAGATTCCTGAGCATTACGCGCCATCGTAAACGCAGCCTGATAAACAACATCCTTTTCAACTAATCGCCCCGCATCCTTTTCCAGACCTAAACGTTGCCTTGCTGTTTTTATCTCAAGCTCTTCAACCTTTGCCCGTGAAAGCCTGTTGTCCGCCGAAGGCTTTTTGTCGCGAGTGCGATCGCCGCCACGTGATGGATCCAGTGTTGATGAGAGTTTTTCTTCAGTTTTTTCGACATCAACCAGGCCGTCATCAGTCATCACCAGCAATCCCTTCTGCTTGTATTCTGTGACAGTCGATCGAGCAACTCCCCGGTGTCTTGCAAAATCCGCCTGGCTCATCAATTGATTTTTTCTATCGTTGGCAGCCATTTTTATCCCGCCGCCTGTTTCGTGTTAGGCAAACTTTCAACACTATCACTAGTCAAATCTCGCGCAGTCGAGGCCCCGCAAGGCAATGGCTTGGGAAGGACCCGCGACGACTCGAAGTGTTGCTGGCATGTTTTTTTTGCTTCGATGAGGGCCGCTTCTGTGCCGCCATAATTGCGTTGATGATGGAAACCAAGTGGTTCACGAGCTACTCGTTTAAACAGGCTGAAAGATGGAGGCACAGTCTCGCCTATTTCATAGTTCGCCTTGTACTGGATACCATTAAAGAAATCACCACGATGATCTTTAATAACTCTGACCTCTGGGCCAGACACGATATAGCCCCATTCATTCCCTGAATCTTTCAATGCATAGATCATGTAGTCATGATTTGATACAACATGGAAATCCCCTTTTCGATACCAGTCCATTTCATGTGACGCCTGTGACGCCATAATGATTGAGGCCGTCACAGCTCTAACCTCTTGATCCTATTAATATATATAGCCTGTGACACATGTGACACCATACAACCCGCACGCGCACACGCGCGCGCGTATGTGCGCCCGTGTATAGAAACGGGCGTCACAGGCGTCACGGCGTCACAACAGGCAACAGAGCAGCCTGATAGAGTGTGACGGCCTAAATTTGAGGGTGTCACAGGCGTCACAGTGGCACCTCATTGAGTGCTTTTTCTGCTTGTGGGGTGATCCAGATGCGACGTTGCTTGCGTTTACCATCCTCACCTTTGTATGCCTCGCGCTTATTAATCCAGCCGAGTGATTTCATTATTGGGCCGATTCTGTTTGTGCTAACCTGATTTATATGGGCAGGATCAAACCCAATTGCATCTTGCAAAAGCTGCGCTGTACTAATAGAAGTGATTGATTTACCTCTCACATACTCAAGAATAATTTCTTCCCAGGGGTCACGTTGCAATCGGGTATCTTGCACCTCAACAACCACCTCTAACTCATCCGCCGACACCCACCACTCCTCACCTTGCCGGAACAGAGCAACAGCCTCAGCCCAAAGCTGATCACGATTTTCATGCAGCCAGTTAAGTAAAATAAGAGTTGTATACACCGGCCAGAATCGCCGATTCCCCGTGTAATCGCGAAGATAGGCATCCTGGTTGGTTGTGCCTGCAAAAACAGTTTGCCGGGGATGATCGAGCGCCACGCGACCATAAGATGGCCGGAACCGATCGATCTGCTGTGAGAAAAAGTGCTTTAATGCGGTGACCTCAGACTTATTAAATGCATCAAGTTCAGCCAATTCAAAACCCCATTTGCCCTGAATAACCTGGTAAGCGTCTTTATCACCGAGCGGCAAAGGTGCATCAGTGAACCACTCCCCGAAGAGAACCGACACGGCTGTTGATTTGCCTCGCCCCTGCTCACCTTCGAGGATCATGACGTTATCCATCTTGCAACCAGGGCGCATGACACGGGCAACAGCACCTAACAAAAACTTTTTACCAACGATAGATAAATAATCATCTTTATCGGTCGCACCTAAGCCTGTTTTTAACCAGTGACTTAAACGTTCAGTTTTATCCCACTCCAGCGCATCCAGATAATCCCTGACTGGGTGAAAGCGATTACTCTTTGCAACCACAACCAGGGCGTCAGCAATATCAGAATGGTTTGGTGTAAAGCCATGCTCATGTGACATCCAGACACGTAAAGCAGCTGTATCAGAATCCTCCCACTCACCCGCTGAGCAATTAGCCATCGGAGGATCAGAACGTTTCATAATGCGGTAACTAAACTCACAGTAACCAAGCACACCTAACCATTGCTCATCACAACGCAAAACTAGCTCAGCATTGCGCACTGATGATTTGTAATCACTGTTGCTTGTCAGCTCCATATCAGCACGCCAGTCATAGTCACTATCCCTAACTGGCTGAGCAGGCACCTGCTCAGAAACTGGGTTATCGCTTACTAAAAGCTGCGCTTGCACATCACTTGTGTTTGTTTTTTTAGCGCTTTCAATTGCCGCTAAATCGTTATTTATCTGATCAGCAAAACCATCACGGCCTTGCTCATTAACCTGATCATTAAAATCAGTCGGCTTACTCACGCATTCGCCCCCTTATTATTAAAACGAGGAATAACCACAACACCATCAACAGCCGCCGCTGCAATAATGGCTTCTGACACGCCCTTATTTGGGTGTTTCTCTTTTTCTCGTAACCTGGTGTCATCATCCGGCACGACCTCAACCAAAACATCCGGCCTGACCTGAGCAAGAATATTTATTTGACGCTGTACTGCTGCCGTTAATTTGGACTGTTTAATAAACGCCTGCGGATACCCTCTGTGGATATCGTGATCTGCGAAAAAAACAAGCTGCGCTGACGGATAGACTCCTCTCAATGCTTGCGCTACTGGCAGCAAATTATTCGCATCAAACGCGACCGCAACAGGATGTTTTAATGTTTCATGAAGTGAGGCAGCAGTGGCGTAACCTTCTGCAATACCAAGAACAAAAGAATGTGTCCGCCCTATATCGGGCGGACGGTTTATTAAATGAAAATGACCACGCTTCGCGCCACCTGTTAAAAATCTTTTCTCACTATTTGGATACACCCACTGCAACGTCCAGATCTTGCCTTTTATATCACGTGCAGGCACACAAATTGCCCCGCGAGAAAAACGAATTCCCCAGGCTTTAACACGTTTAATATTGAGATATTCAGACTGGCCACTGTCTGGCAAATTCCGCCAAATGCCATCTGCTTTTTCAGCAATTTCCTGTTGCAGTTTTTGCTTTTCCAGCTTACTTTGTTTAGCTGCTTCTGCAGAACGTTTTTTGGCTTCCTGAAGCTCTTCAGGTGTTACGCCTTCGACACCATTCAACGTGAGACGCTCTTCTCTACTCGTCACCCAATTATTCATCAAGCCGACAATAACAACACGGCCCGATTTTAAAATCAGTTCACTCAAACAATAAGCGCCTGACTGATTTGAGCTTTTTTTGCCGGAAACTGGCACACGATGCCAACAGCCATCAAGCTCTATGTTTTCCATTATTAAACCCAAATCATCCGCTACAGAATAAACCGCATCAATCGCCTCTTGCCGGTTATCCATTGCGCAACTCCTCCCTGCAATCAGAGCAAACAGCAAAGCCCTGACGGTACAAATCATTTGAGTAACCGCATTTCACACACTTAAGCTCACCCGCTAAATTAACCGGCTGTGTTTTGGCTTTTTCAATAGCCAGGTCACGAAGCAATTGCTCACGCCTTTCAGCGTCGTCAAAAATATCCATCCCCAAACCCTTAATTTATTATTTTTATAAATATTTAATTTCTGTTTTTATCGATATGCCTTAACGCTTGCAGATGTTTTTCCAGACTATCGAGCAACTCATTGCGCGTGTTTTCATTATTCAAAATACCGTCATCACCCATGTCAGAAACCATCGCAACATTTGCTTCTGCAAACTCCTGGAGTAATTCCGCATAAACAATGGTTGCATCACCATCAACATCGATGGGCATATGCAAAAGCCCGGTGTTTCTTAAAAGTAATTTTCGAAGTTTTAACCCCTGACCAGGAGCAATTTGATCAAGCGCCACAAGTAGCGGCTCTTTATATGCAAGCGGAAAATACGAACCGCCAAAAATAGCGCGTGACAATTTCTTACCATTGGTTTCATCTTTGCGTTCGCTCTCGGCAACCGTATCGTGACGATGAACCGGATCAAATACTGGCGCATCTCCTGTCGGTGGAATCATGTCGCAATAAACTTCTATAAACACATCACGCAACGCTGGCATTCTTATTTTTTTTGACTCAACCAGGTGTTCAATAAATTTTCGAATAATTAAATGTTCAGGTTTTTGTCTAGTGTGAGACATAGCGTGTCCTCTTCTTTTTATCTATGCTTAAAAAAAGCCACCAACTAAGCCCAGCAGCTGAGTTGATGACAAAACAGTTCACAAAGAACTGCATACAGGAGTCAAAATTGAAATTCATTGAATACATAAACAAAAAATATCAAATGAAAAACACATTATTCCGCCACCGTTTCAAAGCGTGCCACAGCTCTATGAGACGATTGTGTGGTTTGCGATAAAGAATTTTCACGTGGGAGACTTTCGAACATGTCTGGATAAAAATGACACAAGATATCAATCGGAGTGACTTCTAACTCTGATGATACGGCCAGGCTTTTCATAAGATCAGGACGCGGCACTCGCTTTCTTGGTATGAGTTGAATTTTTATATACTTAACTGAAGTACCTGCTTTTGTTGCGTAGCATCTCAGCTCATCATCACTTAGTTTTTGTATGTAGTCTTTGAAATTCATATGGTGACACTAGCAAATTGATTGTGTTTAAACAACCCCATATCAACCAAATTGCAAGTTCAATCATTTTGCTTGTTGCGCGAGAATGCAAACATGAGATTTACAATTAACGAAATCAGACTATGGAACGCCCGAGCCTTGGCTGATAAAGAGGGAACCATTGCCTTATTTGGTAAGAAGATAAACAAAAGCCAGACACAAGCTGGTAGCCTTATAGGGTTATCTCCAACCAGGAACATTGGCAATAAAATCGCAAGACAGATTGAAGCGGTTTTTAATAAGCCTGATGGGTGGCTCGATCTACCACATCAAGATCAATGGGCGAGTATAAAAAGAACTGAATGGTTATCTCAGCTACGAATACTCAGACCAAATGAAACAGATCATGCAAGTAAAGAAATGGCAGCTATTGTCGATGAAAATCATAGACTGTTAAATAAATACTATCTAACACTTCCGATAAAAGCGCAGGAACAAATAGTTAATCTTGTTGAAATGCTCTCTACTGAACTTGTAAATAACCGAGATGAAGAGGAACTTATAATACAGGCCGATGACTTCCAAGGTGAAGCAGATGAACTTACTAAGAAAAAAGGTGATTCAGTAAAAATTAAATCAGCGTGAACCTGCTGGTAATCGAGCCACAGCATCACACACTCGCTGCCCCAACACTAAATAATTCAAAGAATCCGACTGATCGGCATAAACCCTAAGACGCTCTAACGTTAACTTACGCTCATTTGGCAGCAGTACTTTTAAATCCATAACATACCGCGGTGCCATTTTGTTTGTCTCCGGGTCGTACTCTAAACCAATCGGAAATAAACGGAGGTATTTAAATAATGAAGGTGGAGCCCAGCATGCGGGTTCCATAGGTGCGCATATAGCTTGATAGCCTAAACTACGGTGATCACCTTCAGGGGAAACGAGTACGTCAAAAGGCTCTTGAATTCCGTCTTTATGTAATTTTAAGGGAAGAATAATCTGGACTGGCATCGTCTGTTATGTGCTCGACGATGAAATAGCCTGGCTTAAAACAATCAACAACAGCCTCGTACGCCTTATCAAAACTACTCTCTATACATATTCTTTCTATTTTTCCGTTACGGCTTCCATATGACACCCAGCCATCACTCCCCTGCTCCAGTAATAATGGTCTCTCAGAAAGAAAATAAGCATATAACTGCTCAATGACCTCCATTCCTTTGGTTGTGCCGACCACATTAATTCTTGGCTCTGACTTTATCATATATCACTGGCCTCACTTAATTGGACGTTTGTCATATTTAATTAGTTAACACTAAACATGCTGTCAACTAATAGGGGGGACTTTAATGGTATAGGAAAAATTCCTTTTATTTGAGCACTGGATCTCTATTTCAGATAAAAGGTTGATTTTATTACCAAAAGTTACTGTTGATCTTCTCGTCATACCATCTCGCTCGAACACCCACAATACAATCACCTCAGCATGGCATAATCATTTTGCTTGCTTTAATACAATCAATTTGATAGCTTTAATTTGATACAACCATTTTGATATTGAAAATACAATCATTTTGAAGGTAACCAACATGAGCACAACAAAATATGTTTCCCAAGAAACACCAATAATCACACAAGACATCGCAGATATTGCCCGAACCAGTTCAGGCGCTTATGTAATCGTCTCTGGCGAATTTTTAATTGAGCACGGCATTGCAGAAAGCTGGGCTAAATGGCGAAAAATATCTGAGTCGAAATTTAAACCTGAAGGATTCATCGACGGAAAAATCACACCCGACTTTGAAGACAGAATATTTATTAGCCTGGCAGAACAAATCGGCCTTATAGCAACGAGGTAATCTGATGAACCAATCCACTCAACAAACAGCATCTTTAGAAGATAACAATCTGGCTTTTCTTAGCGCATGGAAAACAGGTGTTTTAATTTCCGGGCCCTCACTGTTCGGCTGCCAGGCAAACGCACCAGACTCAGCTGTTACCTGGCGTCAGTTAACACCAAAGCTGGATGTAATGCGCAAAGCTATTCCAAATAAAAGCCAAACTGATGCGGCTTTCATTGGCATTCTTGCCTCATTTTATAACGCAGAAGAAGGCCAAAAGATGCTTAACAAAGCAGGCTGTAGTGCCTTTGGTCATGCCTTAAGCGTACTCGACAAAAAGCGTATTGATGTTATTGCGGCACTCATGATTAATTTCGGGGGCTGGTAATGGCTAACACTAATAAACCACATTCTCCAATTAATCGCCCATGCATAGGCGATTCTTTTTTATCTAAGCAAAATGAAGTTCTTTTTGTAGCCGCTATATGGTCGGGCGGTGTTGTTTTTGAAGGAGGGCCAGCTGTAAGCACAACTGAACTTAACACCCACTACAAACCGAAAAACAAAAATACTACTGACTTTTTAAGGGGCAAATAATGCAAAAAATAATTGAAATTAAACCTGATGAAATTGTACACCTACCACTCAAATTCGTTGATCTTGACCCAGAGCAACCACGCAAAACAGTTCCTGAAGAATACATCGATGAGCTTGCGCTTGATATTAAAAAAACAGGTGTTCTTCAGCCGGTAATAGTTCGCCCAAACACCGAACAGGAAGGCCGCTACATTATTGTTTACGGTGAGTGCCGCTACCGTGGTAGCAAGCAAGCTAAAAAGCGTTCAATCCCCGCAATTTTAGACCAGATCAATAAAGGCGAACTTGATCGCCTGATTAACCAGGTAAAAGAAAACCACCAACGCCGCCCACTCAACCCGATGGAAATGTCGAGTTTCTTAAAAAAACTACGCGATAAATTTGGTATGAAATCGCAGAAAAAAATCGAAGATACACTAAAAGCACACGGCATCAACAACATGAGCCGCTCTTACATCTCAAACATTATTCGCCTTCAGGAGCTCCCAGACTGGATTCAACAGCTCATTAGTAACGGCAAGCTGACCGCAGCACATGGAAAATATATTTTGCCCGCCCTGGTCAGTGACACAGTCATGAGTGATTTAAAAGAAAAATTAGACGATAACACCGATATATCAACTCGCGAACTACAAGGCGAAATATTCGACATGTTTGATGAAAACCACAATTCACTTCAGCGTCACTGGATTACACCATTTGACTACAAAGTACAGTGCGTAGAAAGTGGCTGCCAGAAAATGCGTAAAATGAACAATGGCCAAGGCGGCAACGATGAAGACAACACCGACACTTATTGCCTCGACAGTGAATGTCACGCTGAAAAAGTAAGCGCCTATCGTGAATTAAAAAAGATTGAATTACAGGAGATGTATTCAACTACAGCTGAAACAGACGAACCTACTGAGCCCAAAGAATTCACCGCCGATGAAAAAGGTGTTGTTGATGTAGAAAAGCAGGAACTGTATGAAGACGATGATTATTACCTCATCGAGCAAGCACGATTTGAAAAACAGGAATGTATCGGTTGTGAACATTGTTTTCAGGTTAAGGTCGGTAACGATGACATTGCTGAGCTCGACTTAAAAGAAGCCTGCTTCAATATCCCTTGCTACAACCAGAAAGAAAGTGAATTTTTTGCCCTTGAAGAACAGGCGCGCGTGGCTTTCTACTCTGTAAAAGACAATATTCGTCAGCAAATTTCAATATCTTTATCAACAAAACCCGCTCTTTTGTATGACGTCCTCAGCTGGATCGTTTGCGGTAGACCATCCCCAGTCGAAGATGGTGCAGAATACGATGACTATCTTGACACTGATCTTGATACCGAAGAGAAACTCAACGAGGCCAAACTCAATAGTCTGGAGGCATTCGTCACAGGTACAGCAAACTCACATCAAGATATTTTAGCAGCACAAGCCTCTGCGCAGTTGTGCGTCGATGAGCTCATATATTTAACTAAGCACCTCAAGTTATCAGTAGAAGGTTACAGAATCAACGACGAGTACTTGCGTGATAAAACCAGTGATCAACTGCTTGATCTTTTAAAAACTCACAACATCATTGACGAAGAAATTCAGGAGAAATACGCAGACAAAGACCTCGCTGAACTCTATCAATTGTGTCTGGATTCTGCAGACGATATCGGTGTACCCGCAGGCATACAAGACGCCTGGACAGAACTCACAAAGGAGAATGACAATGCCTAGTTTCGGAAAAAAATCCATAGACGTACGTGCGACGCTTCACCCTTTACTAAAAGAACTGTGTGACCGTGTTGTGAGCTTTTACAACATCAGCCTGCTAGTAGGGCATCGCAATGAAGCGCACCAGAACCAGGCCTATGCAGATGGTGTAAGCAAAAAGCAGTGGCCAGACAGTAAGCACAATAGATTTCCATCAATGGCAGTAGATGCAACGCCCTACCCAATCCCCGAGGACTGGGGCGACCTGAACGGACAGACACTGCATGCCCGTGACCTTAACTGGAAAGAACGCGTGAAATTTTACGAGATGACTATCGTGTTTGAGTTTGCCTGGCAGCAGATGATTAATGACCGACCAAAACTACGCAACCGGTACAAGCTGCGCTCAGGCAAAGACTGGGATGGTGACAATGACTATCGAGACCAGGGCTTCGACGACCTGCCACACATCGAACTCATTGAGCTTAAGGAGGCACACAATGGCTAAAGGCGTAAACCGCATGACCATTCTGGGGAACCTTGGCAAGGATCCAGAAGTAAAGACCACAGCGAGCGGAAAAAAGGTGGCCACCCTCACCATCGCCACAACTGAGTCCTGGAAGAACTCAGAAGGTGAGCGCGTTGAGGAAACCGAGTGGCACCGTGTAATCATCTGGGGTAGAAAAGCTGAAGTGGCTGAGCAATACCTGCGCAAAGGTCGCGAAGTGTATATTGAGGGCAAGAAAAAAACCCGCAACTATGAGGCTGATGGCCAGACGAAATACATCACCGAAATCATCGCACATGATATGCAGTTAATTGGTGGAAGACCTCCACAAACGCCTGAAGATGTAAATACATACCATAATCAACAGCCTGCCAATTATGACGACATCCCGATATAAGGACAACAGATGAGCATCAACACATTAAACATAGACCAAACTGCTGAATTTTTAAAAGTATCAGTATCTATGGCCTATGATTTAGCTAATTCAGGTGTGCTACCCGGTGCAAAAATCGGAGCCAAGTGGGTGTTTATCGAGACAGAGCTTGCAACGTATTTATCCAATGAAGTAGCCAACCAACAACGCAAGCGCGCAGAGCGTGCTGACCACGAGAGCAGCACGCCGGAACCAGTCCGCCCTGTAAAAATAAAAAAACAACAAACAAAGGAATCTATACCCTCGATATCAGAATTACCAGCAATACCATAGGCAAACATCGGGTAATTACCATAATTCGGCTGCTAACTCAGAGCCGCGCAAATTAGCGTAACGCTTAAGCATTTTAGGGTCCCTGTGCCCTGTAATGTTTGAGATTTGCACATCAGACAACTTTGTTCGCTGATAAAAGCGACAGGTTGCTTCATGACGAAGGTCGTGAAACAAAAAATCATGTAGCCCTGCATGGTCAAAAATAGATTTAAACTGCTTCGATAATTTGGCGGTGGTTTTTTTCAGACTCTGCTTAGTCTGCTGACCATCCCACCAAGGAAAAAGCAAGCCACCTTCATGGTTAAATCCACGCATTGATTTATCAGATTGACTTACTTGATACAAATAAGTATTAACAGATGTTATTGCATCGCTTGTCAATGGCACCTGTCGCTTATCACCATTTTTTGTTTTCTCTAGATAGATCGTTTTTTTATTCAGATCTACTTGATGCAGGCTTATGGTGTACATCTCGCTCAATCGCATCGCGCTGTTTATTGCCAGCTCAAATATACAAATCAAAGCTGCCTTATATTTAAGCTGCAGAGGCCTTTCTCTATCTTGAGGCTTGCAACCACTAAACACTTTATAGACCGCTTTTTCTTCATCCTCACCCAGCCTTCGGTTACGCTCTACATCAACCTTGATACCACCAGACTCTTTTTTATCTTGCTCAGTATACCGCGAGTAACCTTTCGGCAGCACACGCAAAGGATTAACCCGAATTAAATCTTTTCTAATTGCCCAGTCAAGACACCTGGCTACCGCTCCAACATACTTTCTCACCGTTGACGGCGCAAGATTATATATCCGCTTAAGCTCAGCCACCCAATTTTCCGCCCAATTATAATTGATATCAGATAGACTCAAATCACCGGAACGACTTGATGCTCTATTCAGTAAATCAACATCCTCATCTTTGATGTGAACCTTTATCTTATATTCTACGATGAGATCACGTAGTGTTTGAATAGGCGACTGCGTATGTCTGCCAATATGTTTCTGTAAAAACTCAGGAACAATACCTGCATCTAACAGTGATTCGAGATGATCACACCAGGCCTGCCCTTCATCTTTATCATCAAAGCGAATCGTGTAAGGTTTTATAAGTATATTTTTACGCTTAATTATGAATTCATATTTTTTACCACGCATCACAACTGTAGACATTTAGCCTCCTTATCAGATGTATATAACGAAGCGAACTATAGCAAAAGTAGATGGATTATTGTGCGTTTTACGGGTGTTTTTAACACCCGAACAGATGATAATTGGTGATATTTGCTGAGGGTTTCTTGGTTATATCAGTTAAAGTCTATTTCAACCAAACTCTAACTGATTGATAATAAAGAAAAATATGGAGGCGGGTCCCGGAGTCGAACCGAGGTAGATGGATTTGCAATCCACTGCATAGCCACTTTGCTAACCCGCCCTGATTTTTACAAAAATAAAAAAACCTCGACTTGGCGAGGTTTTAATATCTGGTGTTCAGCCTGCCATTTCTGAACATCTTTGATTTGGAGCGGGTGATGAGGATTGAACTCACGACATTCTCGTTGGCAACGAGATGCTCTACCGCTGAGCTACACCCGCTTGATTCTGCTTGGCTATTGCCTCAACAGAGGGCGCTATTATAGAGATAACAGCCTTTTGGTCAAGTGCTATTTTAATTTAATTGTAATATTTTTCAGTGACATAGTGGGTGGCAGGGTGTGTGCTTGTTTTACGGGGATGTTCAGGGTTATTTTTATATCGATTGACTGCTTTTTACGGTGATTGAGGGGCTTTATGTTCTGCAAAGTCACTGGATCCCAGCCACAGGCATGCTGGGATGACGGGGTTCCTTTTTGTTTAGATTAATCTGCAAGGCTCGAATGAATACAGCTTCTACTTTTTTACTTCGCTCAAGCCGGCTCTCATATAATCAATCATCGATGCAATGGTTAGCACTGAGGCTAATATCAGTAACACCAGGCCGGTTTCATGAACGTGCATGCCTAACCAGTCATCCCTGTGCATTAGAAAACCCAGGGCGAACATTTGTGCGAAGGTTTTGTATTTGCCCAGTTTAGAGACCTTTACCGCATCAGATTTACCTTTTTTGGCCATCCATTCCCTTAGTGCGGAGATGATGATTTCTCGACCGATGATAATGGTAGCGCCTATTAATATAATCAGGTCATCATGGGCCCATACCAGTAATATCATGGCTACGGAGACGATTAGCTTGTCTGCTACCGGATCCATAAAGGCGCCAAAGTCTGAAGACTGGCCTAATTTTCTTGCAAAGTAACCATCAAACCAGTCGGTTACGCAGGCCAGTCCATATATCCAGGCGGATGCGGGTCTTGCCCAGTGATATGATTCTTCTGGCAATAGAAACAAGATGACGATTAATGGAATAAAGGCTATGCGTATTAATGTCAGGCTGTTGGGTATATTTAGTTTCATTCAATTGTTATTCGTTCAAAGTCACTGGATTATAAATGTCTATTCAGACCGCAGCACATCATAAATGATTTGCGCTAAATTTCTACTGATACCCGG